TTATTCACTAGAAATTTATGGCACTCAATTAAGTGATGTGCATCACTATGAAACTAGAGAAGTAAAAGATGCTAATGGTAGATTGATTTTGCCCAAAGGTAAGGTTGTTGATTCTACTTTTAGAATTCCAGATCCTGACACTTATACCGCAACAATATCTCCAATCAATGGAATCTCTAATTATGAATATGAAGTCAGAAAGAATGATGCCAAGAGATCAATTTTTCTTCTAAAAGAATCATATCTGCAACAATTCCTTAATGATATGCGTCAAGAAATGATTTACTCTAAATCATCTGAGTATATAAATGAGAATTTGATAAGAACCGAGAATACTAGAATCACCTCATCATAAAAAAAGAGGTCCGAAGACCTCTTGTAATTATTCTGCTAGTTTAGCAAAGTAAGATAGCGTATCATCATCTTCTTCAACTGAGGCAACTGAAGCAGTCGGTTTTAGACTGTTAAGTTCATCCTGAAGATTTTCTGGAAGTAAAGAAGGTGCAGTACCACGACCTTCACTTTCATCCTCAAGTTCTTCATCTGTGGAATGACGAACTGAGTTGCCCAGAACATATCCAAGACGCTTCTTCAAGTCTTCATAAGATTTAAATTGATCGGCACCAACGAATTCTGCAAGAGAGTATTCTTTCTTCCAGATTGCTTCCATTGCGTCATCGTCGTCTAGGAGAGCATCCTGACGGGCAAACTCCGAAGAGTCATAGTTGCGGTAACCGGCAACGTTCTTTGCCTTCAACTTGAAGTTAGCACCCTGCCAGAAGTCAAATGGATCAATTGCTTCCTCATCTTCAAACTCGGGTTGCATTGCAGCAGTGAGTTTGTCAAAGATTTTCTTACCGAATTTGTAGAGCATAACTCTACCTTCATTATCAGGATTAGCAGGATCCTTGACAACATAGATGTTTGCAACATAAGTCAGTTTACGCTTCTGCTTACGTGCGGTTTCTTTACCTGCATCTGTGCCATTGTTCCACAGAGAAGTATTGTACTCTGACACAGGATCTTTCTGATTAAGAGTCGTCAGAGAGTTCTCAATATACCATCCACCAGGACCTTGGAAGGCATGGGAGTATAGTTTTACGAATGGAAGGTCTTCACCGTTTGGAGCAGGCAGGAAACGAATAACGGCATAACCATTGCCGCCTTTATCACATTCTAGTTTCCATAGGCGTTCATCACCTGAACTACCTGCATTATTCATCTTCTCTACTTCTTTGACTAGTTTGGCAGTCAAAGAACCCAGTTTGGATTGCTTTTTAAGGTCTGCGAAAGACATTTGGATTACCTCGGATTAGGTTGGATTGATTGGATTTACTTGGATATTATAGCAAAGATTTTGCAGTTAGTCAACGTTCAATTTCAGATTTTTAATTGTCTGAGTCATGGTTTCAAAAAATGTATTGACATTGGTATTGGGCGGGAATCCCATCAAGATAAGTGACTTCTGCAATTCCTCTTTCATTTTAATTGCTTGTGGATCATCAGAAAGAGATACTCTTGTATACATCAGTTGTTGTTTTTCCAACAATGATGCCATTTTTTCAATGTGTTCGTTTTTTTGTTGCGTAGTTAGAGTCGGAAAATATGATAATTCTTCAAATATTTCACTTTGTAATTCATTAATAATTTCCAGTTCTTCCCGAACAATTTCAGAGTTAAAAAAACTCATGTTACTCTTCCTCTTCTTCTACGTTTTCTTCTTGTTCTTCACTTTGTTCTTCTTGAACTTTACTATTTTCAATTTGCATTAAGACATCAATAGCACCCATTAATTTTAAACGGGTATTAGATAAGACAGTCAATTCTTCATTTGTTTGAACAAGTTGTTCCTGCAAACGAGCAAGAACTTCATCATTTTTAAGAGCCATTACCAAGAATCTCCTTTATTATTTTCTTATGGTTGAACACATTAATATTTAGAAAGGGAGTATATTTTTTTATTTTTAAATTGACGGATTCCCACACCGGATCATTTAACTTCTTATCGAAATTTTTTGAAAAATGGAAGATGATTTCGTAGATTGTTAAAGTTTCTAGAGAGATATTCCCTCCTAGAAACTTTTTTAGAATTTTGGGATGTCCCTTGGAGCAATCGAATAGACTCTCCAAGTCGTTCTCCGATAGTAATTCGTTGCTTTGTTCTTTGAATAAGTAAGTCAAACTCTGTTGACGTTTCATCCAATCGGCGTACTTTCTTTCGCCAGAATTGATAATTTCTCCAATCCATAGGTTCTGTGGGTTGTCGGTGGAAACAAAATTAGATACAAGAAAATTAACGATTTCTTTATTAGAATACTTACGAGAAGTTTTTTCAAACCAATACTTATCTTTCCTTTTATTAAAGGATGCCATTGAAGCACGGGTTTTTGCTCCGTACTTAAAGAAATCATATTTTGGATTTGTAAAATGATTCTTTAATGAAAGATAGTGCTGGTATGTTTCAAACGGGGTCACTTTCAACATCATCTACTCTTTCAAATTCTTCAATCATATTAACAGGAACACTGTGCTTATTGGCAATTAGATACCAATGTGTTCCTTCACCGGGACCAATATACTTGATCTCAGTTTTGGGAATATTATGTTCCCTTATTGCTGCCTGCATCTTAAGATGTAGGAGTTCATCATGAGAAATCATAACGGAAGTTTTGCTCTTGAAGTTTTCTTCATAAAGTTAAGACTAATAGCATCATACTTCAATCTTTCTTTCAGTGGTTTTGAAACTAATTTTGCTACTGAGTCTACCTCAATGTTATTTCTTTCACAATAATAACAAATTGCATCAATATAATTCATACCTTCCTTTGCTACTATGGTTTCTATTTCCATAGAAAACTTAGATGGTGTCAGAAATTTGCTTTCTAACGCTTTCTCTAGTTCTTTATTCGGTTCCATAGAGTTCCAATTTATCTGTAACAAACTTTCTAATGTATTCGGTAAGAAGTTTGATGTATTTTGATTTGTTTCGTTCTTCGTAGACAACGCATTCTCCATTTTCACAAGCCATGATGATTACAAATTTTTTGACCGGAATACCAGTCATTTCATACAGCATACATGCATATGCCGCACATTGGACAAAATAATTATCGATCCAATTTCTTGGTTTCGGTTTCTTAGAAGTCTTGAAGTCAATTATTGCTAACTCACCATCGTATTCGGCAATACAATCGACGGTTCCCGCAATGCCTAACTGCTTACTATATAGGGAAGTTTCCAGAGCATGAATATTGTCAATGTTTCTTAAAGTTCCCTTAGAAATCTTAAATAGAAAATCGGAAATAGGAGGAACTTTTAGTAACTCTACATTCTTTAGGTGACACTCAGTAAGACTATGGAAGTCGGTCCCACGACGTGTTGCTGCCTTTGTGACACGATTTGCTTCTTCATCACCAACCTTCTTACGCCACTTAACAAAAATCTCTTTATTATAATGACTAGTCACCGAAGTGATAGAAACTAGTTTTAAGAGTTCTTCTTCATGAGGAACAGAATAATATCTGACTCCATCAATAGTCTCCCTCTCAAGAGGAGAGAGATTCAAATCAACATGATTAAACATTACAAACCTGCTTCTATTTTTGCGACAATGTATTCTCTGACTAAACCTGAACGAACAATGTCTTCTATTTGAAATTCAATAATATCAAAGGAAGGCATCTTTCTCAAAATGCTCATAAAATCCATAATGCCATTACGATCATTGGTTTTTGTTAAATCTGATTGTCTGGCATCACCACAGAAACAAATTTTACTGTTTTCACCAATACGAGTAATTATACTATCAAGTTCATGAAAATTCAAGTTTTGGAATTCATCAACAATAATGATTGCATTATCAAGAGTTGTTCCTCTTAGGAAAGAAGTGCTCCAAAATTTGATGGTCTCCTGTGCTTTGAGATTGCCATATAGCATTTCAAAATCCACATCAGATGTCATCTGGAACATATACTTTACCATAGATTTGTATGGAATCTGATAAAGAGAAGACTTGTCTTCATGATCTCCCGGTAGAAATCCAATCTCGCGAGTGGCAATCAGAGATCTGACGATATACACATTTTCATATGGAGTATTCTCGTCCAGAACATCTTTCAATGCATTATAAAGAGTAATAAAAGTCTTACCTGTACCTGCACATCCATATGCGACTAGATGTTTGTCGTCATTATATGAATCAAATAATCTTTGCTGATTATCAGTGAGGGGTTTGATGTCAATCAAATAATTGGCACTTAAAGGTTTCTTCTTTTTCATTCTCATAGAAGTCATACCCACTCCAATAGAATTTTCTGAAGTCTTTTTTCTTCTAGGCATACTAAATCTTCTGTACTCTTGATCCGGGTGCTCTGGATGCTTTTGCAAGAACCTCATTCCATCCAGGATTTTTGGCAATTAATTTATTTTGCCAGTCTCCAACTTCTCCTGGTTGAGGACAGGTAGAGGGATCAGACCAATCTCTTTGCCAATCAGGATTGTCTTTACACCATTCGGGCCAGTCATGAACACTCAGAACTACTTCTTTTTGCTCACCTGACTCTTTATTGACTATAGGATATGTTGCCATTGTTAAAAATTCAATATAAAAATATTTAGACCCACTCAAGGGCTTCCGAGACAGTAGGAAACTGTTCAATGAATACTTTCCTTGCACCCTCTGCAATCTGCATATGCTCCTTCTGCGTGCCGTGTGCGGACCTCAGAGAGATGTAATGTATCCATGAACGACATGAACCAGTCATGTAAATTTTTGTCCCTACACACAATGGAAGTACATTTCTTGCACATTCCTTTGCAACTCCAGATGCAAGCATCTGTTGATAAAGTGCCATGGATGAATCAAACAGAGTTTGCATCTGAAGTTCTAGTTTCTGAACTATAAAAGGATCTAAGTCATCAATAGAGTTTTGACGATTCTTATCATCCTGACGACGCAGTTCTGGTAAAGCAATTTTCTTTGATAGCATTGAAGAATCAGCATATCGTTGTGAAAATTCTTGATATGTAAAACTACGATGACGTAATATTTGAGCTGCAATGGCACGAGTGGTCTCAATCTCCAAGGTCATTGTAGATTGCTCAAACACACTCCAATGATTGTGATTAATGCAGTATTTTAGAAGACCCGAATACTTTTCATTGTTCTGATTTGATGGATTAGAGACCCTAGCAATATATGCCATAGTCTGTTCTGCATCAGGGGTGACACTTATAAATTTAACAGTCATTTTTCACCAAATCCTTTGGGTTTTGTTCTTGGAATTCTTTTTACTGATAGTTCCAGTTGGTCAAGTTGCTCTTGCATGTATTTAAGCTCATCACTATTATACAAATAATCTTGAGAAATTGCACTTCTAAGATTTTTAATCAATTGCTTAGTTTTCATCAATCATCCTCAAAAACTTCATCATAGTCCATAATATAGTTATTAACTGGGTCATCAAAGTTTTCTTGTTTGGAAACACATGATTCCCTGTCAGAATATACTTCGGATTTTAGAGCATCAATTAACAATTCTAAATTCCGGACAATTAGTTTTAATTTATCCTTTTCCATAAAATTGTATATGGTTATAAGTATTTTACACAAAAAAAGGGGGTTAGTCAACCCCCCCTAACAATTTTAACGTAAGTGACTCACTTATTGTAGATACGACCACGATAACAGAATGTACCGTGCGTTTCTTTTGATTCTACACAACGAGTATCATACTCAACACCACGATATGATGTGTGAGTGATCTGTGCGTCATGTAGTGCAGATACTTTGTTGATCTGCTTGCGAATCATGTTTAGTGTGTTCATGTTGTTACTCCTAAAGTAATTGGATTTTTAGGTCCGTTCCTTTAGTCGTTTGCGTCCCAATAGCACTCAGGTGTAGAATCCTTTACGGTTTCTATCAACTCTACCTTGAAAGCATTTGAGAGATTCTCATTTGCTTTCATCTTCAGCATAATGCTGTCGGCTTGTTGGCATGTGAGTGATGAATATAAAAGAAATTCAATCATGGGATCAACGCTCCGTTGCGCGACTTACTTGCGTCTCACTCAATGTGAGATGAACGACAGGTCTATTATAGACCTCATATTCTATTTAGTCAAGTGTCTTGATATTAAGACAAATAGTTACTTTTTCTTCTTTGGTTTGGGTGGTTCATATCCCCAACTCTTTGGATTGACCGCACCATATCCAAAATCAATCTTCTGAATAGCACCTTTGCCATACTTATCATAGTACATATCAAAAAGTCTGGAATCCTTTGTACAACGAGTAAGATCTATGCACGTCACTCCATCAACAATATACCAAATTAATTTAGCATCGGTCGGAAAACTCTTGTCTTTTGCCTTCTCAATAGTAGTTTTTTCTAAAAGAATCTGACATCCATAATCAGATTCTTTAATTGGAATCATTTCTTGTCCTGCCTCTGGCGTTGTTTGTTTTTCTTCTACTGCAGATGTCATGCACGATCTCCCCAAATAATATCAGGATATGCTGCTGAGACAATATCCTTTGAAATTTTGTACTTAGTTTCTAGTTGTTTATCTTTAACAAGAGTTAGAATTTCTGCTTCAAGCGGATGAAGTCCTTCCAGAATATTAATGAACATTGTTTCGCGACGAATTGCATTAACTCCACTATTACCACCTTTAACAAAATGATAGAAGTGCTTTGATTCTCTGCGAATAGTTGTGTGTCCCTGTTTATCACTAATACCTAAGGAGAAATTTCCAGATTCATACATTGTACGAATATCATGATCAATTCTAGTTGACAAAGTTCCAGAATAAGTATTTTGTTGATCATATCCAACATAAGGAACAGGTCCATCGGGAAGAATTGTGATGATGGACTTATCAAAGTTCCAGACAAAGAGTCTTCTTAGTGAAGGATCATTATACTTTCTTAGTGTTTCAATTTTCTTTGCCTTTGTTCTTGAACGAGATACCAAGTCAAGAATTTCAAATACTAGTGGGTTTCTTGGAAGATTGTCCACTACAAATGAAGTTGTCTTCTTTTTAGTGGTGGTCTTTGCCTTAGTCGTTGTTGTCATCTTCTTCGCTGTCGTCATGATAGTTTTCAAAATTAAATGCTATGACCTCATCTGGAATCAGGTTGCCCTGTTCATCAAACATTTCGGGGTGAGGTCTGGGTACTTCCCGATAGTTCATCATATATTCTCTAGCAGTCCAACCAACCACAAGTCCCAGTATTAGAAACAAAACGGTCAGAAATGAACCAAAGACTAAACTTACTGCTAACATGTATCTTACCTCAGGACTAATTTGTTTGTTTAGACTTTTTCTTCTCCTACTTAATATAAACTCAATACCACGATTAACTTGATGAGTGTCTTTATTTAGTGGAGAATCAGATGACTTTGTTTTCCCGGAGGAATTTAATGGTGTCAACACATCCTCCTAATTTTTTATCATCACATAAGACCTGTGGAAAAGTGGAATTTTCTTCAAATTTATCAAAAAATGATTCCCGATCAAAATCTTCTCCTAGAGTATAGACTATAAACTCACTTTTTGTCAA